ATAACAAGTAATGCAGCTTCGCCTATACCGTTGTTTTCTACACTCCAATAAATGTTGTTTGTGGTTTTCATTTCTTCTGCAAGATATCTACATATATCTCCTAACACACGTATTTGTCCAGGTATTGCTGTAAGATTGTGTTGCCATTCTGCAACTTGTTCATATGTAGGCAATTCCATCACTTGTATAGCAGCGTAATCTCCGCCTGTGCCCATACTAGGATCTAAACCTATTACGTATGATCTATCTGGGTTTGGCTTTTTATACCAACGCACTTGGCCCATATTCATCATTGGATTAAGACCTTCTAGTGCAGCTAGTTTAATAGAATGTATTAGTGTTTCGTCATAGACCAAAAATTCGCATTCGTATTCACGTTTAAACATTTCTTCACCAATGCGTCCAATTTCATTTTTCATCCATTCATCATCTCTGTCAGGATGTTCGCTCCAATGTGCTTTGAATGCATGAAACCCATTCATTCCAACTTCTTGTTCATTGCCGTGTTCATCAAACTTTTGTTCAGCTTGTTTCCAAATTGTAGCAAATGTATCTTCGTCACTGTTAGGTGTGCTAGTAATAATAGCACGACCACCTGTTGCTAGTGTGGGCGAAATTGAAGTCCAAAATTCTTCTGCTATGTTTGGTTGCACAAATGCAAACTCGTCGCAATATAACAATGAAATTGACAAACCACGTCCGGTAGTTCCTGTTGTTGTTTGACTGATAATACGTGACCCATTTTCAAATTCAATACTGCCTTTGTTATACGAAGTTACACCTGCTCGTATGTAATCAGGACATAGTTCGTAAACGTATCTAATGCGCTGCATAATCTCTTGCGCACCGGTGTATTTGTGTGCAGCAATAAGAATAGTTTGATCAGGATTGAACATAGCATACCAAGCAAGATAGATACTAGCACATGTAGTTTTGCCTGTTTGTCGTGGCATCATGTTAATGTTAAATCTATAATTATGATAGCTACTCATCAATCCTAATTGATATTCAAACGGATCAAATAAAAGTTTTCCTTTTACAGGGTGTTGTATGTGGGCAAAATGTTTTGCAAAATGCAAATATCCATCATTAGGATCCATACAAGCAAGTATGTCTGCTACCTGCTCATTTGTGTAAGTTTCTTTTTGATTTGCTTTTTTGACTAATACGCCGTCTAAACTTTTACTCATGCAAATATTTAGTCAAAAAAATAGCGCCCTAAGGCGCTACTGAGTTGGGGGGTATTATTTTTTAATTCCTGCCATTTTCAAAAGATCGTTTTGAACTTTCTTTTTCTTTTTCATTGCTGGACTTGTAATCTCTGCATCTTTGTCCATTTTGTCACCAACACGCTTGTCTGCTCTTGCCTGCTTGTATCTTGCTTTCTTTTCGTCTCTAGTTTCTTCGTTATGTTTCTTTTCTTTGTCTTTCACTGCTTTTTTCATTGGCTCTTTTTTATCGCCATCACCGTCAATATCAATGTAATCAGGTTTTGCTTTCTTTTCTGACAATGCTTTCATCAAGCGTTGCTTTAATTCTGATTCAAGATTCATTGGATTGTCGCCGCCATTTGTTGGTGCATATGTGTTTTTAGATTTATGTATATCATCACCGTTGCGAATCATATCATCCATTGCGCCATATTCTTCATCTGGAGCAGTTGACGCATCTTGGAATTCGCCATCCATTTCTTCTTCTTCAGGTGCCATCATACGAATCATGTCGCCCATTTCTGGACCGTCTGGACCTTTAGGCTCTGCGCCGCAGCCGCCCATTGGTTGACTAGGACCGTGAACTTTACCACAAATTGGGCAAGGCTTTGGTCCTGGATTGATATCGTCTGCATCAACAGTTTTTGCACCCGGTGCACCCGCCAATTGCATCATACGCAGTATGTCGGCTACTTCGCTTGCATCTGCACCATTTATGTTGATACTTGCTTCGTCTAGTTTTTTTGTCATGTTATCCTCCTACCACGCTTTTGGTGTTTTCGCTCATGTCTATGTCTTTACTATCACCTGCAGGAGCTTCTCCAACATAATCGTTTTCACGGTCTTTACGAGCAGTTTCTAATTCTTTTAGTAAATCCATAACACGGTTTTCGCCAGCTTCTTGCTGTGCGCTTTCACCGCCTAGATCTTCTTGAGTAAGTTTTGCAACATACTCTTCTGTCTGTTTTTCTTCTTGATACAATTCTTGTGGTTCGTTTGGATTGCGCACAATTAGGTGACTTTGACTTAAGCCGCAACACTGTCCAATATACTCTTGTAGCACTTGCACTGTAGTTGGGTATGTGCACTCAATGTTATAATATGTAACTTCTACATTTTCCAATTGAGGAAAGTCTAAAGGACGCTTTTGAATAGGTGTTTTCTTACCGCTTGTGATGTTAAAACAACCAAACTTTTGTAATGCTGTGTCCATACGATCTTCAAATGCTTCAGGTAATTCACCAGCAACACCTACTTTAAATTCATATGTTTTTTTAGACTCTGTGAGATAATCCGCAAACTTCTTCATTATTGTATCCTAAACTATAATACTATTTATCATTTCCCATGTTTTTTAATTTTTCAATTAAACTGTTTCTATCGGTAACAACATAACCTTCGCCTGATACAATATCGCCGTCGCTGTTACCACGTTCTTTATCTAGTTTTTCTTTTTTAAGTTGCAACTCGATCATTTTAAGTTTCTTATCCATCTTGGCAACCTTTGCATCTAATCCAGTTTTTAACATGGTGCCTGCAACTTCAAAAACTCTGCCACTGTAACGACTTTCGACATTCATACCTAAGTCCATTAAGTCATCATAGCTTTGTAAAGCACGTTGAGCAATGTCTTCTAGTTCATTGTCTGATTTTTCACCTAAACCTTTTACAGCTGGTAAAGCACTAGCAATTTTGTCAAATTCTTCAATGTCTCGAAATGTATCCTCTTGTTCTGCAATAACAGGTTTGGGATCATTTACAATATCCTCATTTTCAGGTAAGTTTAACAATTCTTCAAGTTTTTTGGTCATGATAGTAATCCATTATATACTACTATTATTTATCTACGCTTGCCTTGGTGGAAAATATCTCCTTCAGTAACAATGCGAAATGTAATGCCTTTTTGTTTACAATAAGCTCTAGCTGCGCCCCATTTTGCTTGATTCAAAGCATAGTGTGCTTGATTACTTTTGCTACGTCCAAGACTTTCTTTAAATGCTTGATTTGCAGGTTTTACTTCAATGAGTTCAACATGATCTCTACCAGTTTTATCTGTATAAACTATAAAAAAGTCTGGAACATATATTGTATATTTTCCTGTAAATGGATTTCTATAAGGAATTTTGACTGCTTCGCTTGCCCATTTTGTTACAGCTTCATTTGTATCACACATGCGCATGAATGCAAATTCCCAACTGCTTCTATAAGTAGGCGTTCTACCGCCAATATATTTTTCAGGGTTTTTGAGAGTAAACTTTCCTTGTGCAAAGCGACTCATAACAATACATTTCTACTTTCAACAGTTTCAATATCATCGGAATTTACAAAGCCTAATGCACTGACATTGCTTCTGTTGTTATTAAGAATTGCAGCTATCAACTTTGTTAGTTTCACTTCATCTAAACCTTTGAGTGTATCAAGTAGACTAAAAATATCTTTGTTTTCGGCTTTTGCTTGTTGCAGTAAAACAGTTGCAACAGCTATTGCTGCATTTTGATCAAATCCACGTTTTGTAAAAAATCCTACAACACTATCAACTTGATTGCTAGTGATGTTTATAGGTTTAGTAAAATATCTATCAAAGAATTGTTTTACTTCATCTGCACTATCTGTTGAAGGATTTATACTATCATCTGTAACTGAGCTCATTGTATTATACCTGCTGCCTGTAAATCATTTCTGTATTGGTTAGCGTTTTGATTATCGCCTACCAAATTGGTTATATTGTTTAATGTAATTTGTTGAACTTGTGCCTGGCTTGTAGGACTTAAATTATCATACACTGCTTGCGTTTCAGGTATGCTTAAATTTGGAAATGTATTTGTAGCAAACGTTGAACGTGAATAATCATTGAGTTTTGCAGGATTGTTACGCAAATTTCTTACAAACTCTTGATTGTCTTGTATACCTACAAACGGCTGTGGTTGCGCAAAAACTTGTGATTCCACAGCAGGCTTTGGTTCAGGAATAATAAAGTCAGTGATAATATCTGCAATATTATCAACAATAATATCTTTGAATCCTGTTTGTAAGTTTTGCTCTTGTCTTGTATTTTCAAATGTTTGATTAGGTGATTGTCTATTCAAGTTAATATCAAACAGTTCAAATATAGTTTCCAAATAACTTTGTTCTTGACTATAGTCGCCCCTTTGCAACGGACTTGGTGTAACATCATAATGTTGAGGATCAGCAAAGCCTGCTGGATTGTCTCCTGATGTATCACCTCTATTGTAGTATACTGTTTCGTATGCAAAACGCATTGTAGTTTTGACTGTTCCGGTTCCTGCTTGATCCATACTACCATGTCGTAATTCTTGAATAATAGGATTAATTAACGAAACTGAAGTAAATGTTGGACGGGTATCATTACTGCAAAGTTGATTGATAGTGATTTTACTAAAAAACGGACCGTCTAATAAACGTGGTCTATCCATACCATAACGTCTAAGATTCAGTATTTCATTATTATACAAACTATCGGTTGTGAAAGGTTTGAGAAAGAAACTTGCATCACTTGCATAATTTCCGTCTTGAAAATAATAACGATAATACGCTTCCCAAAGCAATGTGGTTATGCCTGCTTGATCATCGTGAAATACCAATGCAACAGGATCATAATTTAATTTTGTATGAACTACTTTTTTCCTATTGTATTGATTTTTAACATCAGTATCGATATTGTAGCTAGGCATGTCTGCTGTGCTAACCAGCAAATTATATTCTCTACGATTTAAAATGTTTGTAACACTGCTACCTAATTGAAACAATGCTTGCGGATTTACTTCTAAAACCACATGATACAAAAATTCTTGCTTTGGTGCAAGTCTGTAATTGTTTCTACGATACAATGCACTTGCATGAGCAAAGTCTCCTAAATCGCCTTTAGGATTACCAGATTGTGAAAAGTTATCGTAATATGAATAAGGTAGTGCCATACTGTATTTATCTCAAAAAAATAAGGAGTCAAAAGACTCCTTATTTGTGCAATCTCTATGATGTTATTATTATATTGATGCGCCGTTTGTAACCATGCCGCCTGCACCTCTACGTAATTCAGTAGATGCTGCGCCTACGCCATTTTGCTGTCCGTCATTGTTGAACTGAACTGCATTATCATATTGCATGTTTAGTGTAACTGTTACAGGATCAGTTGAGTTTGCATACGCAAGTGAACCGTAATCTACTTGTGTTAAGTAGCAACCATACATTTCCCATGTTTCTAAAACAACTGGAGTGTTGGTTCCGTTACCACCGTCTAGTATTTCTAAACGCTGTGTAAATTTGTAATCTTGCCCTGCTGCTGCGCCCGCTTGTTCAAAGAAATCAAATTGTTTTTGTAATTGCTCACCAACTAGTCTACTAACATTGCCATTAACATCATCACGTAGTGTTAGTGTTGTAGGCTGCCATGCATGTTTACCAGCCATATAAATTCTTGAATTATAAACTGGTAGTTCAATTTGATCAAACTGCACATTTGGACGAGTTGCATCAATTACTTGTTTTGTTAACTCTTGAGTATCACCTGAAACACCGAAGTTTTCCAGTGTTACACGGAAGCGATACTGTAGTTTTGGCATTAGCAAACCTTGTGAACTTGCACTAGTGTCGTTTGCTAATGGAACTGTTAAATTTAATAGAGTTGAGATTGCCATCTATTGTTTCTCCTTAATACACAAGTATTTATCTAATTAGGGCCGACTTTTGCCGACCCCAATTTTTATAGACCTGCTATCTCACCTGTGTTTTTAATACGTAGCGGAATGTAAATAAATTCTACTGCTTTCACTGGTTCAATAGCAATATCTACATACAGCTCGTTTCTGTCAATTCTAGATGGTGTGTTGTTTGTTTCGTCACACACTACTAAGAAGTCAAACAGTGCTCTCAAACCAACAAGCTCTACAAGTAATGCTTCAACCTGTTGTTTGATTTCATCACGTGTAATTTTGTCATTTGGTTCGAATAGATATGGTTTTGCAAGCTGGTTAAGTTGGCTACGTAAGTATACAACTAGTCTTGCAACATTTACTCTATCCAGTGCACTTGCACTTCTAGCACGTGATTTCTGTCCAAAGATAACCAAACCTGCACCTGTTAAGAATGTGATTGGGTTTACATTGTTTTGATACAATGTATCTCTTTGACCTTCGTTTAGTGCTGCACTTACAAATTCACCTTCACTGTTGATATAACCAGTTGAAGTAGCATTTGATACGCCACCTCTTCTTGTGCCTGCTGGCGCAAACCATGGATACGCAACTTGGTCATTCAGTGCAAATGTTCTTAGCACCATGTGACTTGGAGGAACAACAATGTTGTTGCCTGCATTATCACTTGTGAAACCACTTGGATAGTATACACCTAGATATTCATCTCTGCTTACTAGTCCGTCGTCGTTATCTTCTACTGCACTGTTAACGTTTGCAGCCCAGTTACCCAAGCTAGTTGCATCTGGAGTCAAACGCATTGGCGAGTCACCAACAACAAATGCTGTCAAGCCTCTGTCATAGTTAAGTGTGATCATTTCACCAATTAGTTCAGGATAACCAGGAGTTGCAATCAAGTTGTAAATTCTTGATTCATCATCTCTGATATCTTGATTTTCGTTGATTGTAGCTTGCAATTGTTGCACAACAACTTTGCGCACTGCATGACGTCCAAATGTTCCTGATCCATCTGCATTGTTGCCTGACTCTGTTACCCAACGATGTGGATAGTAGTTAGTCATTGCAGCATCTGCTTGACGCTTGTTTTTCGCTGTCAAATCAATACTGTTACGAACAAATTTCTTAACGTTAAATCCGCTTCTGCGTGTGTTCCATAGCAACATGCCTTTTGGATACAATGCTGGATCTGGACAATCTGGATCGACAAAGTCACTTGTAAGCATTGTTTCAATTGTTCCTGCTTCATGTGCTGTGCTTGTTCCACCGTTTGTGCTCCAACGTGCATCTGCAAACAATACACCGTTTTCAGTAGTTTGATCAGTTGTATCTAATAGATCCCATTTTGACAATGTTCCATTGTATCTATAGATTGTTGGATAGTTTTCTAAATCAGCTGTGCTGATCCAAATATCACCAGTTACAAGGTTTTCACCGTCTGATCTGTCGCCGTCTTCTGGTTCACTTGCACTTACAATTGGTCCTTCTGGATCTGGTGCTAGTGAACTGTCTGAATTGTAATATGGGCTTTCTGTTGAATCTACGCCTGATGTTCCGTCGTAGTTTAGTCCAACCCATGCACTACCATTGTGCACAAGGATGTCAACTTCGTCAACAATACTGCTATACCATAATGCACCATCAGCTGCTAGTGCTGTAACTGCTGTTGCTTTTGCTGTGTATGTTAATTCATCCCAGTTACTTGCAAGTAGCTGTTTTGGATCTGTAGATGATGTTGTGCCAGGCACATATGAAAGACCAACTGTTCCAGTTTTTGCTGTATAGTTGTAAGGTGTAAATCCAATTAGTGTTAGTGCACCGTCTGTATCAACAAAGCGAATTTCGCCACCTTTTCTGTGTGTAATTACAACTCTGTTCAATGAATCAACGCTTGCTACAACATTTGTTAAACCTGCGCTGTTAATTGCACCTGCAAGTAAATCTGCATCATCTGCATCACCGCCTGCTGTGAAGCTGACGTTTACCGCAGTTTGTAAGTTTGCATTGTTTGCAAGTGTTTCTTGAATTGTAAATGCATATGTTGTTGTATCAGTTAATTGTGCTGCAACTTTTGAACTTGTGATGTTCAATGCACCGCCAGTTCTTCTAACCTGGATTGTGTAATCTGCAAGATTAGTTGACGCTTCATCTTGGTTAACTTGAACATAAAGTGCACCAGCACCTATGTTTGATCCACCACCGCTTGCATCTAAATCATATATTGCTGCATGGTTTGTTGCATAGATTGGAGAATCAATTGTGTTCCATGTTCCTGCTGCATCGTCCCATCTTTTCACTTTCCATGAAGCACCTGAATTTGGTGATGTGGTTTTGACCCAAACTGAACCAGTTGGTCTTGATTCTGTATCACCTGTTTTATACTCTGGAACACTTGTATGCGCTGAACTTTGTAGTTTAGGTGCATAGTATGTTCCTGCTGTAATACCAGCAGTTGCAAGAGGTGTTCCTGAACCGTCAGTTAGTGTAATTGCATCAGCTGTGCTACCGTTGTTGTAGAATGTCAAACGATTGTTTTTGCTTGCAGCTCTAACACCTGTGCCACTTAGTGCAGTGTTAATATCACTTACAAAACTGGTCAATGTTGTGCCAGTTGCGCTAATTGTATAAGGTGTTCCGCCTGCGCCTGCAATAGCAATGACAAAAGTGTCACTTACAGTAAATGTTGGCGAACTTACTGTGCCTTGTGCTGAAGGCCAGCTGTCTTTCCAATCTGCACTACCTACTTGAACCCAATCACCGTCATCTGCTTTATACCAAGTGCGGATTACATTTGAAATGGCTGTGACTGCATAGTCACCTACTGCACCTACACTTGCTTTTGGTGTATACGGAGATGATGTTGCTGTGTTAGTTGTGCTAGTCAACACTATTGGTGTTTTTGCTGTAAATGATTGTCCGTCAGTGTTTGATGTTGTCAACGCACTTCCGTCCCATTCAAATATACCAAACATTGAAGCACTTGTATCAAACCAGTATGTTCCGTCAGCAGGATCATCTGTAGTTGCTGTTGAACTTGCTGTCAACGCACCTAAGTCTACATCTGCACGAACAACATATGCTCTGTTGCTAACACCCAAATAACTATAAGCAGCTTGTAAACCGTATTCGTTTTGTTCACCGCCGTGTATAGGGTTGTTATTAGCGTCAGTGTAAAATAATGGATCGCCAAATGTTTCAACAAGTTCACGCTGCGATGTCATCAAATATACGTTACCAGCATTTGCCTTTGTTGTTCCCGGTGCTATTCCTGTGCCTGCACCGTTTAATTTGTTTTCGCCTGTAGCGACAAAAATAATCGGAGTAGTGCCCGGTTCTGCTGGAGTGTAAAAACTCTCGTCAATAACGCTGACCTCTACACCTGGTGATGTTAATGCCATTTCAATTTCTCCTTATGGATTGTCTTCTAATACTATTTAGCAGATCTGGTGCAAAAATAGGGGTTTTTGCAGTTAAGTGCGTATTTAATGATTGACAATGTTATCAAAGTATATTAATATAACTAGAAATGAGGTTATACTATGTCAATTGATTACAAATACAATGAAGGTGCATTGATTCAAGAATTACAAGATTATGTTGATGCAACATACAACGAGCATTACAGTTTAAATAAATTTCAAGCAACAGAATTTATTATCGATGCAGGACACGGTGATGGGTTTTGTTTGGGCAATGTAATGAAATATGCTCAACGCTATGGTAAAAAAGATGGCTACAATCGTAAAGATTTGTTAAAAGTTTTGCATTATGCTTTGATTGAATTGTATGTTCACGACAAAGAAGGGCGTTAACCTATAGTAAATGAATAGCCTACACCGCCTGGAACTTGTGTCATAATTTCCATCTCAAGTTTTTCCATCTCGGTTTGAGCTTCTGCTTTTAAACTTGCACCATTTAATGTAGTGCCACCTTGTGGACCAGCAATATTTCCAAATTTTTCTCTAGCTTCGCCTAGCATAAATTTACAGCTTGCTAGTGTATAATCTTTTAACCACTGCTTGGCTAGATAATCATCTAGCAGTTGTGCATCTGGTCGATAATTATAAACTTCTAACAAAACTTCTTCATTTGCTCTAGGTCTTTGTAACAGCGTTAATTTTTTTGTTGTGCTGTTCCAGTTGAATTCTATGAAGCTACCAAACATACGACCAACTAGTTCTTGCTGTTGTGAAAAGAAATCATAAGTTGCAAGTCCACCAATACCGCTACCTGCTAACAAGTAAGTATTTGTGTATGCCAAGTTAAATGGTTCAAACAATGTGCCGCCGTCACCACCGCCACTGCGTGATCCTACACTTCTACGATAAATTTTATTGACTTCAATTATTTCGTGTGGCAGTGTATACCCGTTTGTATCTTCTAATAGTTTTAATGTAACATAACTTTCTTCAACTGCATTGTCGCTGCGCATTCTGTATCTAGTCAGTGCTTTTGTAAGTGCAGTTTCGTAATGCACAGGGTCTAGTTCTACATCAACCATACCGCCGCCTAAGAATGCGTGAACGTAATCAAATACGTCTTGTTTTTTTGTTACTAAATTATCGTCTGCCATTTTTAGTCTCCATAGTATTTATGCTAAATATGTATATGCCAAGACTTAGCTTATATAAACCAAACAAAACTTTTGATTACGAATTTATGGATAAAGTGATCTATGAACAGTTTTCTGTTGGCGGCACTGATTTGTTTATTCACAAGTATTTGGGTCCAAGAAATCCTGATACAGATGATGCAACCGAGGATCAGCCAAGGTATTCATCAGTTGACGAATTAAACATTCAAGATATGTTGTTTTTAGAAAATCGTGATAGAAAATACGATGAAGATATTTACACACTGCGTGGTGTTTACAATGTGCAAGATCAAGATTTTGATTTAAGTCAGTTTGGATTATTTTTAAGCAACGACACACTGTTTATGACCATACACATCAACAGTAGTGTAAAAACGCTTGGTAGAAAAATTATTTCAGGCGATGTAATAGAATTACCGCACCTCAAAGACGAATATGCATTAAACGATTACAGTGTTGCACTCAAAAGGTTTTATGTTGTAGATGAAGTTGCAAGAGCAGCAGAAGGCTTCAGCCAAACTTGGTATCCACATCTGTATAGATTAAGATTGAAGCAAATCTATGACGGACAAGAATACAAAGAAATATTAGATGTAAATGCAGAAGATGAAGATAATCCAAACGCAACACTGCGTGATGTGTTGAGCACATACGAAAAAGAAATGCAAATCAACGATGCAATTATTGCACAAGCAGAAGCAGATGCACCAATGTCAGGATATGAAACATCTCATTTTTACACATTAACAGTCAATGAAGTTGGAGAACTAAGCATTGTTAGTGCTGACTACGATTCATTATTAGCAGATGGCACAATTGATGTTGACACTGTATTTGTTCCACCTGATGGAACTGGTTATAGAGGTTACCTTGTAGGTGACGGTTTACCTCCTAATGGTGCTAGATATGGAAGTGGAAATAGTTTTCCAACTGAATCTGATTTCGGAGATTATTTTTTACGTGTTGATCTAAGTCCAAGTAGATTATATTTTTATGATGGAAACAGTTGGAGAAAAGTAGAAGATGCAGTTCGTCAAACAATGACAAATACCGATACTAGAGAGACACAACGAACATCGTTCATAAACAATACTACTGTAAACACAATTATGGGCGAAAGTGTAACTGAAAGACAAGCTCTTAGCAAAGCTCTAAAAATAAAGGCAGATAACTGATGCAGTTTTTTTATGACGGACAGATACGTAGATATCTAACACAAATAATAAGAGCATTTAGTAGTTTTAGCTATCAAGACGGCAACGGTGCATTAGTGCAAGTTCCTGTGATGTATGGCGACATTACACGACAAGTTGCAAGTATTATTACTGAAAACAGTGAAAATAAATTACCAAGTGCACCAAGAATGGGTGTTTATGTTACTGGCATGGAAATGGACAGAACACGTTTAGCTGACAGTAGCTTTGTAAGCAAAGTCAATATTAGAGAAAGAGCATACGATAGTGATGCAGGCGAGTATCTTACAGAACAAGCCAAAGGTTACACAGTTGAAAGACTGATGCCAACACCTTACACACTCAGTGTAAATGTAGATGTTTGGAGCACAAACACAGAACAAAAATTACAAATACTTGAACAAATTTTTATGTTGTTCAATCCTAGTTTAGAATTTCAAACCAATGACAATTACATAGATTGGACAAGTCTAAGTGTGCTAGAATTGGATAATATCAATTTCAGTAGTAGAACAATACCGATGGGAACATCGACTGAAATAGAAGTTGCTACATTAGGATTTACTGCTCCAATATTTATTTCACCACCTGTAAAAGTTAAAAAGCTGGGTATTATTACAGATATCATAACCAGTATATTCAATCAAGATGCTGGAACAATCAGCTTAGAAGGATTCAATCCTCCAACTGGCGGATCGCTAGGAGCAGCAGAAGGTGTTACTGTTTTACCAGACGGAACTTTAGTAAACGAGGATGGTGTTGGTATACAAAAAGTAATACAAACAGGCGGAAATTTAGATTTGGAAAATCCATTGGTTGCAAGTTATAGAAACTTTGATTTGATTATTGATAACGAAACTGGACAATTGGTTAAAAATGGTAGATTGCGTATAGGAGAAATCAATTGGTTGAATGTTTTAGAAGTAGAACTACCTGCAAAATATCAACCTGGTATTAGTCAAATAAGAATACGTAGAGCAGAACTGTTAACTCCTATTGTAGGAACTTTTGAACTGGCTCGCAACGACGACTTTACTATTGACATCACATGGGACGAAGACACACTACCAGCTGACACTGTGTTACAAGGTCCTGTGAAAACAGCAGGCACAATTGATAAAGTTGTAGATCCACAAAAATTTGCTCCACCTAATATAAAACCAGGTGGCTTGCGATATTTGCTTACGAATCCACTAGGATATAAAGCACAGCGTTCATATACAGCAGAATCAAAAACAACAAGAATAGATACAGATATTGATTACCTTATTGATGATACACTTTCAGGAAGTTTGCCTGGAAGAAGATTAGATACTGTTACAAGTTACATTGTTACAGTAAATGGTGATGCAGTTTCATCTACAAGCCAAAATATTGATGGTAAATTTGTAATAATTTTATCTCAAGCACCAGATATAGGTGATGTTGTTGAATATACATTGAACTTGAACGAAGACGGTCCTGATGCATGGAAAAATTTAGATGGCACTGATTTCCTTGCCGATGCCAACGATATTGTCGAATGGGATGGAACAAAATGGCATGTTATTTTCGATGCTAGTGCAACTTCTACAACAACATATGTAACTAATCTAGGTTCAACGGATCAAATTTATTGGAACAATTACTACTGGCAAAGTGCAGTTGATGGCTATTATCCAAGAGGATCTTGGGAAATAATTTTGTAAAATAACTATTTGTATGAACAAAATTATTGGCAGCGGAGCTCTAGTTTATGCTCTTGATACAAAACGTTTCCTACTACTGCACAGATCAAACGGAAAAACAAATAACCTTTGGGGATTAGTAGGTGGTAAAAACGAAGAAAAAGAAACACCGTGGGAAGGCTTGCAAAGAGAAATAGAAGAAGAAATAGGAAAAATATCTGTAGAAAAAACTATTCCTTTAGAAACTTTTATCAGCAGCGATAAGCATTTTAATTTTCATACATATCTGTGCGTTGTCAAAAATGAATTCATTCCGCAATTAAATCATGAGCATGATGGATATGCTTGGGTATCTTTTAACAAATGGCCCAAGCCTATGCACCACGGATTACAAAATACATTACGTAATAAAAACAATCAAGAAAAACTTAAAACTGTTATTCGTCTTGTTGACTTGATGTTCTAAATTGTTCAGCAAGCCATTCAAAATCATTTATCTTTTTCAACTCTTCGGCGTTGTCTTTATTTTCTTCACCAAACAGTTTACCAGCTTTTGCGCCAGCAATTGCAAACTTGCCAAATGGTTTATCAGCACCTCTGGTGCACCAAGCTTCTAATCTAAATTCTGTTTCGTCGTCTTTTTGTCTAGCAATTGTTTTACTTGCTAATTTTGCACATTCTCTAAATCCGCTACGCCATGCACTCAAAGCATCTGTATTAAATGCAGTGGTATTACTCATTTCATCAATGCCTTTGAATTTATCACTGATACTTGTGGTCATGTCAGGTGTGTTAACATCAACATCTCTTGTTAATTGTGTTGGTAAAAGTTTTACTCCACCATAACCATATACAAGTCCGTTAATAGGATTAAAGCTGCGCCATACATGCACTGTGTCTTTGCCATCAATATCATAAGCAGGAACGTAGTGTTCAAAATCAAAGTTTTCTAATATTTCAGCATCTGCATCAACTACCCAGAACATATCAGTTTCAACTAATTCGGCTGCACGTTTGTGAGCTTGATGAATACCTTTGATATTTTGAACTCGCTTTGCTCTAGGAAAACGTTCACATAATAAATCATAATTTATATCTGCATTTGGCTCGCCGTTGCTTATAAAAACAATATCATAAGGATTAGGTGTGCTGACAGATACATCATATTCTTTTTTAATAGCAAAGAATCTATAATCAATTTCTCGTTGACTTATGTTAATATGTTTACTAATAAGTGCTACACCGTCATAGTAATCGCCATTTTTCCAAACGTGATTTATTTTTCTTTCGTATTGATTATGATGTGAAATGTAAAAGTTTTCATCAAAATTTGGATTCAGTGTAAAGCTGTTGTTGGTAATAAAGAACATGTCAACATTACAATCATTTTTTGCATCTAAGTAATCTTGATAAGAATTTACCTCATATATAGGAAATGGCTTCGGATTACTTGCAACAATTTCTTGCTCTTTTTTCTTAATGTAAAATCTATGTTCAATTTCTTTTTCACTAACTAAAACATTTTTACTAAACAAAACAAGTCCGTCGTATTCCTCACCATTTAAAAACACGTGATTTATATTTCTATCAAATGTATTGTGATGGCTAAAATACAAATCAAAATCAAAATCTTCAACAATCTCTATATCAGACGGAATACCCCAAAACATTTCAGTGGTAGTATTATACAAAGCAGTGGTATAATCTTCGTAATTGTTTATTGTAAATGTGTCATATTTTTTCGGCGTGCTTGCTATTACATCATGTTCTTTTTTATCTGCATAAAATCTGTGTTCGACTTCTTTTTCAGACACAGGTTCACTTTTACTAAACAAACATATTCCATCATAGTGTTCTCCATTTAAAAATACATGTGTAATAGATCTATCAAGTTGTGTATTATTTTTTACAGAATATTCTTGTATGTAAGATTCAAAATTAAATTCGTCATTTACAATTACATCAGTAGGTATTCCCCAAAACATATCTGTTTTAGTATTTTGTAATGCTAGTTGATAATCATCCCAATTGTCAATTGTAAATCTATCAAATTCTTTTGGTTTACTTACAATCCAGTCATGTTCAATTCTATTTGCTAAAAATTTATAATCAAATTCTTTTTGTGAAACAGGAGATAGTTTGCTCATAAGCATGATACCATCATATGTTGAACCATTTTTAAATACGTGATTTGATTTACGATCTGTATTACCTTTTGAAATATAAAAGTCAAAAACAGTTTTGTCTAAAATAATAATATCATTTGGAATAATAAAAAATAATTCACTGTGACTTTTTTCTAAACAATCCAAGTATTCTTCAAATGTATTAATATGATAATAATCAAACTTCTTAGGAATGCTTGCAATTATATCATATTCTTTTTTATGTGCAATAAATTTATGTTCAAATTCTTTTTCAGTTATAGGAGAATGTTGACTGTATAATACAATACCATCTACGTTTTCGCCATTTTTAAAAACATGATTAATTGTTCTATCAAATTTGTTGTCATGAGTAAAATAATGATTGAATTCAAAATCAGGAGAAATGTTAACATCGGATGGCACTGCATAAAACATCTCTGTTGAAGAAGTTTCTAGTGCTTCTTGATATTGTTTCCAAGTATCAACAATAAATGTTTGATAGGAAATTGGTTTACTAGCAACTGTGTCATGTTCTTTTCTATTGATAATATGTCTGTATTCAAATTCTTTTTTGTCTAACGGAACATGTTTACTACACAAAAACAATCCATTAAAGAGCACAGTATCGTTTACAAAATGTCCAAACACATGATTTATATTTCTATCATATGTGTTGTGATGTGTAAAATATAAATCAAAAGAAAATTCACTTGTGTCTATATTTTTACTATCAATCCAAAACATATCTGTAGAAGAATTTTCCAATGCATAGTTGTATTCAACCCATGTATCAGCAGTAAATCTATCATAAGGTTTTGGCTGGCTTGCTACAATATCCCATTCTTTTTTGTTGCTTAAAAATCTATGTTCAAATTCCTTGCGTGTAATTGGAGCATGTGTAGATAATAACATAATGCCATCATAAGAATCGTTGTTTAAGAAAACATGGTTAATTGTTCTGTCATACACATTTTGTTTTGAAAATGTTAAATTGAAATCAAACTCTTCATCAACAACTATATCGTTTGGCACAAACCAAAACAAATCATCCGTTGTATAATTACATATTTTTTCGTAGTCTTCGAAGCTTGTAATATAGTGTGTAGCATATGGCTTAGGTGTGCTTGCCATAATACGTATTTCTTTTTTATTAGCATAAAAGCGATGTTCGAGTTCTTTTTCCGTAGGATTGTATTCTTTTGGAAACAATACTACACCGTCAAGTCTGTCAATGTCGCCATTGCCAAAAACATGAACAAAATCCAAACTCCAATCGTCAGGTTTGTAACTAAATTTGAATGTGTTTCTTATTACAGTATCATCATACACTGCCCAAAACATATCAGTAAATGACTTTTCTTGTGCTTCCTGGTGTGTTGCTACCATTTGCGCACGAGGATGCTTTTCTTTCAACATAGAAAATGCTGCACTGTCTGTGCCTATATGAAAAATGTCAAATTTGTCTTGACCTTTGTATACATCGTATTGTCCGCAGATAAATGTTTGTTGATTTTCTTCTACTGCATCTAAATCTACATTTGTTGGAACCAGTCTTACACGCTTGTAATCAATTATCTTTCTGCTTTCTTTGTGCACATATGGAAAAGAATAAACAGCAGGTTCTAATTCAGGTGCAGGTTTGAAATACCAAGGAAAGCCAGGAAACGTAGTGATGCTCTGGTCAACTATCCAAACATATTTTGAATCATAATTTGATAAATCAACATTATCAACATTGTCAGTTTTGACTACTGGAAACTGATCTAAAATATGATTTTTTAACCAATCCTGTCCGTTGTAGTTTGTTTTTTCAAATTTTTTAAATCTATCAAATGCTGTCATAATGTGTTGGCTTTCAATCCTAAATGCGTTACTTTTATATCTGCATCAACAAATACCTGTATTCCATGATGCATTGCTTGGTTACAAAAATATATATCTTCTCCACTATAGTTATCTAATATTTTGTTATATTCATGAGCAAACCAAGGCTTTGGTAATCTTTTGTAAACATCTGCATCAACAAGCATACAACCCATACCTACTGCCCAAACTTCATGTAATCCGCTAGACGCATCTAATCTAGCTTCCATGTTGTCTGGATCTGTAAATGCAACAGTTCTATAAGGTTTATATCTAGTGCTGTATTGAGCAGCAACAATTTCCTTGTTATGAGAATACAGTTTATCTATTATTGTAGACGGGAATGCCATATCACTGTCTAACCACAGGATATGTGTAGCACCTGCCTCAAGTGCTTGTTTAGTTAAACTTGTTCTTAAGTTAGCAATAACACTGCCGCACACAAAATGCACATCAAAATCTATGTTTTTTTGTGTAAGTCTATTTGTTAGATTACACAAAGATTGTGCAAAAAGTGTGTGAACAGTGTCTCTAGCAGGAACACAAATTCCTAGTTTCATTACAATACTGTGTTTGGAATTGTTTCTTCGTTTAGTTCTTTTTCAGCTTCGATTGTTGCTGTGTTTAGCTTACGAGCACGACCTGTTGCAACTTTTACTGCGTGAGCAAAGTCTTCATCTGACAAGCCTGCCATCAACAACATATTCTCAGGTTGCACTTTACCAATGGTTAGCAAATCAACGCCTGCTAATACACCAATTTTTTGCACCCAATGAAATCTGTCATCGTCGTCTGGAATATCCATGTCTTGAATTTGTGCTAAAACTTCTGCTTCTAGCACTTGATCCAGCCCTAATTCCAATACCGCTGCTTCTTTTCTTGCTTTGGTAAATTCATGGGCTAAATCAATATTAATTACTTCATATGCTGTTTTCATATTATCTCCTATCCGGCTGGGAAGTAGTAACCACCAAAAGATGCGCTTAAACTAACTGTGTTACCAGCAGTGATACTTATGTATGCTCCAAGTCCACTCATTGTTATTGGGGTGCTCGAACCACCAAAGTAGTTGCGAACTTGACTCATTGTAATTGTATCACCTGTTGCTGGTAACGCCATCTTTTATCCTATTTCTCACAATACTAGCATATTAAGCCGCAATTGTCAATTATTTATCTAGTAATTTTTTCACCATCTCTTTTAATTCATCAATTTCGCTTTGTTGCTCTTTGATTGCTTCAATCAACAGTGGAACCATTTTTTCATACTTAACAGTTAAATAATCTTCACCGCTAATGCTGTGACGTTCCATTTCGCCTGTATCGTCGTTTACTTCATAACGTGTATCAAATGGAGCATATGCAACTGCTTGAGGAAGAACAGCTTGAACTTCTTGCGCAATAACACCAGCATCGTTGGTTCTGTTTTCAGGTTCAAATCCTAGATCATCTATTTCATCTTTCCAATCAAAATACAAACCATTCAGTGATTTGACTTTGTCGATTGCACTTTCAATTGGTCTAAAGTTCTCTTTTAGACGTTCATCGGATGAGTAAGCTGTAACTTCGCCTGTTGCTGTAAAGTTGCCTGCAACTGCAACACTGCCTGTGCTTATTGTCATTTTGGTTGTTAGGGTAACTGCTGTTCCGCTAGTAGTGCTGTTGCCAACTTCAAAGATTAAGTTTGCAGTATTATTGTCAACAGTTGATTCTATTCTTGCACTAGAACCGTTAGTGTCAGGCGTTCCTTCATCATGGTTGAAAGCAAGGTTAGCATTACCATAACCATCATTGGTTGTCATTGCAACACTACCTGTTCCTCTACCTGCTTCAATTTTAGTGCCGCTGGTAGAAATTCTACCACTTGCACTATCGTTGTTAGCATTTGCTCTCAAGAACGCTGTGCTGTCTAAACCATCCAAAGTATTTGCATCATCAGCTGTAATACCTGTCAATCCACTACCATCACCGCTAATATTTGTTGCACTTACATTACCTGTGATACTGATACTACCTGTGCCGCTTAATGTGCCTGTGAAGCTGTCATTTGCATCACTGCGTAGGAAACTACCCGAACTAATACCATCAAGTGTATCAGCAGCTAGTCCGCTACCTGCACCGTCGTTACCTGCATGCCAAACTGTATATTCAGTGTTGTTGACAACAAATTTCAAACCAGTTGTCCCTGATCCAATATCCAAACGTTCGTTGTTTTGATCACTTGCAATACGCATTTTAGCGCCACTGTCAACAAATTGTATATAACCTCTACGTGTATCACCTTGATAGAAACCAATGTAAGGACTACCTGTTGCACTAGTGTCTTTCAAAGATAACATTTCTCCGCTGCGACTGATTGTTATTAAGCCTGTTGCGGTATCGTTTGCATCACTGCGTAAGAAACTTGTGCTGTCTACACCATCTACTGTTGTAGCGTCAACATTTGTTAGTCCACTACCGTTACCAGTAAATGTGCTTGTTCCAATATTGATGTTGCCAAAGTTAGAAGTAATACTACCTGCATCAAGTGCACCTGTGCCAGTAAGGTTACTGTAAGTGCCGCTTATTCTTGCGTTTGCAACTGTTCCGCTACTGATATTGCTTGCATTGATACTGGTAATACCACTACCTGTGCCGTGGAATGATCCTGCATAAAGTGCTCCAGCAACACCCAAACCGCCGCCAACTCTAACAGCACCAGTGGTTGTGCTTGTTGCAGCACTGGTGTTGCTAAATGTTTTAACACCTGCCATTGTTTGGTTGCCGCCAAGTCTTGCGCCAGCTACTGTGCCACTGCTTAGATTGCTTGCATTTAATGTTGTTAAACCACTACCATTACCAGTAAATGTGCTGGTTCCAATGTTTATATTGCCAAAACCAGTATTAATACTACCGCTATTCAATACGCCAGTTCCAGTGATACTTCCTTGGTGTTGTGTAATACTTGTAGCTGCAATACGTGCATCTGGAACAGTTCCGCTGTCAAGTTCACTAGCATTCAATGTATTCAAGCCACTACCATTACCAGTAAATATGCTCGATCCAATGTTTATATTGCCAAAACCAGTGTTGATACTACCACTGTTTAATATACCAGTTCCGGTAATATCGCCTTGGTGCTGTGTAATACTGCTCGATGCAATACGTGCATCAGCTATTGTGCCACTTGTAATATTTCCTGCGTCTACATCGCCTATAAATGCATCTGCTCTAATATCTTTCTGCACCCACAAACCACCTGTGATTTTTACTGCTGCCGCTGCTGCTGCCCAGTTTGCTCCAGTTGCGTTTGTATCATCTGTAAATGTTACAAAATCATTTGCAGTCAATGTGGTAAATGCACCTGTGTCGGGTGTAACATTACCAATCGGTGTATCATTGATTTGACTGACAAACAAATCGCCATCTATATACATGTCATTGTTTGTTCTCAAATCAAGTCTTACAATTACCTCACCTGTTGCACTTGCAAGATCAGCTGCTGCTTTTGTATCACCTATTGTAATTTCAGTAGCAGCTTGTGCAAATGCCAATGTAGTAACGTTGTCTTTCAACAGATTGAACGTGCCTGTTTCATCTGTATCAATTGTGTTACCGTTTACATTTAGGTCACCTGCAAGTGTTACAGTTGCATTGCTGATACCAAAATCGCCTGACGCTGCACCTAAGTTTATGTCTGTAGCTGCGCCAAACGCATTTATTGTTGTTGCATTAGCATTTAACAAATTAAATGTAGCTGTGTTTGTTGTAATATCGCCGCCGTCAACATTTAGGTCAAGATCAACATCTAAGTTGTTGTTGATGCTTGTTGTTCCTGTTGCTGCACCTATATCAATAGCAGTAGCAACACCGCCAAAGTTGATTGTTGTTGCTGTTGTGTCTAGCAATCCCATTGTAGCACTACCAGCAACTATGCTTGTAGTAAATGTAGGACTTGTGCCAAACACAAGTGCACCGGCGCCAGTTTCGTCACTGATTATGCCTCTAAGTTGTGCACTTGTTGTTGCAGCAAATTGGTTAAGTCCGTTGCCTGTAATTGCTAAAGTGCCACTTGTAGGCAATGTAACATTGGTATTACCTGACGTTGTAAGTGTCAGTGTGTGAGCACCACTGTGTGTAAAGTTGCCACCTAGTGTTATTGTTTTTGTTCCATTGTTAACACCTGTGCCACCGTATGTTGGTCCAATTACACTACCGTTCCATGTTCCTGTAGCAATAGTGCCCACACTTGTCAAACTACTGTTAACAACTGCACTACCTAGTGTAGTAGAACTTAAAACACTTGCATCGTTGATAAAATATGCTTTACCACTTGCTAGGTTAAAGTCTTGATTAGAATCCCAACTTGTGTTTGTGTTATCATACAACAATGATGCACTTGCACCATCAACAATAAGTCCAGCACCATCTGCTGCTGCACCATCAGCTGCACCACTTGCCACTGTAATTGTGATATCATCTACAGTTAGTTCACTGCTGTTCAGTGTTGTAGTGTCACCATTTACAGTTAAGTCTCCAGTAACAACTAGATCATGTCCTATAGTTGTGGTGCCGCCGCCGTCGCCACCTGTGCCTATGTTGACTGTTGTTGCTGCACCACCTATATTCAATGTTGTTGCATTTGTGTTTATAAGATTAAATGTGCCTGTTTCATTTGTTGTAATATCAGAACCATCTACATTTAAATCTAAGTCAATGTCAACATTGTTGTGTATTGTAGTTGTGCCAGTCGCTGCGCCAATTTCTATCGTAGTTGCTTCGCCACCAAAGTTAATTGTTGTCGCTGTATCATCTAACAATCCTACTGTAGTTTCAGTTGTGCTAATGTCTCCAGATAACGCAACTTCACCTGTGAAAGTAACTTTACCACTGGTATCAATTCTCATACGCTCTGTTTGTGTATGTTCAATGTCGCCTGTAGTTGAAACTTCGCCTGTGTTGAAAACAATATCGCCACCTGTTGCATTACCTGTTCCTGCGCCAGCTTGTATTGTCATACTGCCGCCTGCAACGTCAGTGCCGTAACCGCTTGAGCCCGAAATCACAGCATCTGTTGGTGTGCTATTGTGTTCGCCATCACCAACAATCATCTTGGTATTGTGTATTACCAACGCATTATCAATTGAAATAGTTCCTGCGACAGCATCTGCAGGATCAGCAGTAACGTTTGCGTCTGTTCTGATTGTGAACGATGTAGCATTGAATGTAGCACCAACAACTGGCCAATTGCCATCTAAGTTGCTAATTGTGCTGCTGGCAATATTAATTGTATCACCTACTTTGATACCTAATGTCTGTGGAGTATAAGTAAATGTCAAGTTTGTTGAACTAGGAATAGTTCCTGTTGTATCGTTACTTAGGTATATAAATTCATCAGTAACACCACTGACTGTCGTGTTTGACGGAATACTGGCGCTACCAGTTACAATCATACCAGCTAAAACATTTGCTGTAGAACTCAATGAAATTTCAGTTTCTCCGTTACCAGTCACAGCATTAGTGGTTCTAGTTACGTCTGCAAAATTTACAGCCACATCCTGTGTTATTGTGCCTTCATAACTTTCTACAAAAGTAAGCAAGTTTCTTGTAGAAGTAGCACTACCAATTTTTATATTTGTTGCATCTCTGCCTATTTCTAAACTTGTAACATTTTCATTATAAACTTGACCTGAGCCAGTGCTTGAAGAAGTAAGTTTTGCACTACCAACGTCTAGGCCCTCTGAAAGGTCAAGTGCTGTGCCCCATTCAGGAACTGTGCCATTTGATTTCAAGAAAGCATTGTTTCTACCGATGTTTAAGGTATTTAAACTACCTGTTGATTGTGCATAAAGTAAATCACCTACAGCATACGTGGTAATGTTTGTTCCGCCTCTAGTAACCGGAACAGCAGTAGACAAGTTAGCAGGGTTGAGGAAGTATGCACTGTCTAAACTGTCCAATGTTCCTGCATCAACAACACCATCTTTAATAAACACTTCGCCACTTGCATCAGTGTTAACATCAAATTGAGTTTGTAAGAAACGTGCTACACCTAGTGTAGAAAACGGTGTTCCGTTTGAAAAGTCAACATTTGAAATACCAATATTAACAGGATCACCGTAGAATTCATCGTTACTACTACTACCTGTTAGTGTAATTGGGTTGTCTGTTGTGTTTAGTTTCTTAATACTTTGAACAACAGTTTTATATGAACTGTCGCCAAATAGTGCGCTGTCGCTGTTTGCAATACCACTTGCAGCAAGACGTGAAGGTGATATTGTGCCTGAAATAATATTACTTGCATCAATGTTGGTAACAGCAAGTGTATTCCAGTTTGCTTTCAGTCTACTAGAAGTGTTAACAACTGCATTAACCTGCACGTTGTTTCTAATAATTTTTGCGCCGCCGACACCTCTATCGTCTAAGTCTTTTGCGTTTGTTACAAGATCGTTTATACTTGCAAGTGCATCAGAACGTAAATCGTGTATTGTAAACGAGTTAGTTGTTACAGAACCTACAAAGAATCTAGAACCTTCGTTGATTTCTGTTCCTGCTACATCTGGTAAAGCATTTGTAGATGATCCATCTTCTGCTGCTTCCATTCTAATCGCATCACCAGTTGTAAGTCCATGTCCTTCTACAATAAAACTGTTATCAATTAAGTTTACAGTAGAACGTTTTAAGTTATGGTTGTTGTTAGCAGGAGTGCTTGTAAATTCAACTTGGTTGAGTAATGCAAAACCACTATACAATTCTATAGTGCTTGTGTCAATTACTTTAGCATAATAAACACGACCGTTTAACAATCCACCAATTGCAACATTACCTAATGTATCGTATGTAACAGGATCACCTGTTGCCAATCCGTGATTTGCAATTGTAATTTGATCGTCAGTGTAGTCAACTGCACCGCCAGAACCTGTTGTGCCTGCTAGGAAGTTAAGACTGATTTCGTTGTCAAGACCAATATCAATTGCTCCTTGAACTGCTGTATTGTCTTCAACAAAGTCAATACTCGAACTACTTGCAACAAAAAGTTCTCCACCTAAAATATCTACATAAGCACGTTTTTCAATACTTGTTATTTCAATACTGAAACCTGAACCTGTGCCTCCTACATCTGAAGCAGCAACACCCAATGTATCACCAACTTCATAACCACTACCGCCAGTTTTTATATCAACGTCAGTGACTGCACCAGCTGTGACTGTGATATCTGCTGTAGCGCCTGTTCCTGATCCACTTGTGGTTAGATCAACATCTTGATATGTGAGTGTTCCACCTGTAGGTGTGTAACCGCTACCGCCGGTTAAGTCGCCATTGTCTACACCGACAACAACACCTATGCGTGTTTCTGTTACTGCACCTTGAGCGTTACCATCAGCACTTGTTAGAATAGTTTGTGCAACACCACCTGCAGGAGCAAAACTAGACACATCTGATCCAGTGTTACTAATTGTAAATGTTGTAGATGTTGGAACACTCAATACCAAACCGTTTTGGTTAAATGTAGTATCTGTTGTGTTTTTTATTCTTACGTTGTTATCAACGTTTAAATTGTGTGCACCACTTGTTGTAACTGTAACAACATTGCTTGTTCTTTCTAATGCTGTTACTGTTGCACTTGTAAAAGTGTAAGTGTCGTCTGCATCTAAAACAAGATATTGACTACTGTTAGAACTTCTCAAGAAGTAGTTATCAACAACTGCTGCACTGCTGCCTTTTGAAGTTGGTTTTACACCACTGTCAACACCGTTAACAAAGATGTTTGGCGCAGTTGCAGATACGTCAAACGGGTCACCTGTGCTGTCTTCATTGTCATCCCATCCTGCGCCTTCAGACGCAACAAGTATGTTTAAGCTGTTAGTGTAGTCATTTTTGGCTTTACCTCTTGCGCCTGATATACCAGGTTGTGTAATAACATCTCCGTCTTCAGCTGTAATGGTTCCATCAAGAGTAAGTTCAACTTGTTCATAGTTTTCTGTAGCAATGTCACCAGCTTTCAAGTCAGAAGCAGGAATATTATCTACTTGTAACAATCTAGTGTCATAACCATTTGTATTAACGTTTGTAAACTGTCTAGTAGCAGGAATCAAATCTGCATTCAACTGACCGTTTGTGTTCAACTGAACAATAGCGCCAGGAACAGCAGCAGTTGAAACTGATTTGTCAACAAAGCCGCCTAGTCTGTTTGAAATAAATGATCTTACTGCTAACTGCGTTGACAATCTGCCGTCACTTGGTCCGCCTAGTTCGTCATCACCTAAGTTAACACTTGTTGAAATTTCTTCAATAGCAACATCTGACAAGCTCAGTCTCAATGCATCAAGCTCGTCCACCTGAACTTTGTTTCTAAAGGTAATGTTACCAGTTCTGTTAAACGCTGTAATAAAGTCACCAACTTTAAAGTCACCAAGTTCGTTTGTTCCTGATGAATAAACACGTCCTGGTAATTCTTCAAACTGTTCAAATTCTTCTCTTGTATTACCACCGTTCTGTGGAAGAGCGTTGTAGTCAGTTCCTGATCCGGCATATTCCCAAGTGTGTGCAGATGAGTTTGTAATACTAGGTCTATGGAACCAACATTGTTTTTCTAACAAGTTTGCTAGGTTTGTCAAACTGCTGCTGCCATCTGTAGCTGTTATTGTAAATGTAGCTGTGCCTAGTCCTGTCTTAGCAGCTACTTCGTTTATACCTATGCTTGTGTTTGGAGAACTTGCATGGTCAGATGTAATTGTGCTTGTGACATCAAATTGAATACGTAAAGTTGAACTACCGACTGTAACTTGTTCAATACTTACAACAAGTCTACGTTCTCTTGGTTCCCAACTATATACTATCGCACTGTTGTTATTAGATCCTGTTGTGCCAGCTATAGCTTTACCTGGAGTAAATTCATAGTTTTCTGCACCAGATTCTAATGTCAATGTTTGATATGTTTGGTGTTCAGCTGTTACTTCTTCGACAAAGAATTCAATTACACCAGATAAGAATTTGTGTGTTCCTGTAGATAGTCCTAAAATATCAACGTCAAAATCACCAGATTCGTCAAATGTCAATGTAAATTCGTCGTCGTTAATGATTTTTACATAATAGTTTTGTTCTGCGTCTAAACCTTGTATAGGAGCATTTCCATCTGGATCGTAAATTAATTTTTGTTGGTTTGTAAATCCATGACCGACAATTGTAATAATATTTGTGCCAACACTAACATCGTTAGCTGCATCAAATGTTGTTTCAGTTGGTGTAGTTTTATAGTTGTTTGTTATGTCACCTTCACTGCTTACTTCTGATGGGTTTGGCGTATCGTTTGGATCGTTTATAATATCTTTTACAATATCAAATCTACTTGATACAAAGTCTTGCACATCAGAAGATGTATCACTGATATATGTCAATGCATATGTTTTTGCTTGCTCAATTGCAGCAATTGTTTGTAATTCTTGTCCACTGATTGTAATTGCGGATGAGTCTTGTAGGTTTTTACTGTAGTAAGCTAAACCTGCACTACGTGAATATCTATTACCTGTGTCCCATGCGTCTTGAGCAACAGCTTCAACAATCAACCTGGTATCTCTGTCACACTTTGCAGAATCATATTCAAAGTCATACCAAATGTTTGCTTGGATTTGTTCGTTGATCCATTGTGTTGTATTTTGTGCAATGTTGATTCTACCAGTTTCGCCTAGTGCTACTTCTACTTCGGCAACTTGTGCACTGTTTACCCAAGAGGTTCCTGGCTCAATCAACGTAGGCAAACTTGTATTATCTTCCAAGTAATCAAGGATTTCTTGAATACGTGCTTCAGCAAATGTTCTACTTTCTGCACTACCTGGTGTGTTGCTAACATCTTGTGATTCAGCATTGCCACTTGATGTAGCAACAGTTTCTTCTGCAATAACTTGTCCTATTACAGTTTTTAATCTTTCATAAGCAGCCACAGTTTCTTCAAGTTGACCGTCGCCGTATTGTGCTTGACCGTCAACAAAGTATGCTTCAGCAGCTCTTCTACTTTGCAAGTTGCCGCCATATGTAATATCATATATCAATGCAT